CCGCCTTTGTTGACGGAAAGGTCGGGGTTCATGCCGACGTAGTTGTTGTTGAGCGCCTTGATGCGGGTGTGCGGTTTTGCGCCGGAGAACTGCCAAGACGGAGCGCCGCTCTTGATGGTCAGTTGCGAGCCTTCTGCGCCAGCGCCAAGGCGAGCCTGAGCACCACCAGCGAAGACGACCATGTCGCCGTTGGTGGTCATGGGGGTTGTCAGTGCAGCCGTGATAGCGGCAATGTCGACCACAAACTCAACTTCAGCGCCATCGCAGTAGACCCAGCCGCGCTGGCCTGCGTTGATCTGCACATAGTCGTTTTGAGTTGAGGTCTTGATTCGGATGGGGATGGTGAGTCGGTTGTCGATAACGCTTGACCACCCGGTGTTGGGGGCAGTGACGCTCACGTTGCTGGCAGTGAAAGTGCCTGCTTGTGGCTTTACGACAATGACTTCTTTTTGGACTTGGTCGGTTGACAGCGTGATGGCTGCCGTACCGGGAGCGGGTTGCATGATGATTTCCGCAGGACGTGCGGCTGTATCAATCAACTCCAAAAGAGCGTCTGCGCCCATGAGGCGCTCGACTGCCGTGGACAGATAAACAAGGTCTCGCGGAGTTGCGGACGATGCGCCAGTGGCGGCGGCTAGAGACGTGCCACGGGTCTTGATGGTTTCTACGAGTTCGCGAAGCGATGCTGTTGACATTTTTGGCTCTCCTTAAAGCACGTCAATTCCGAGTAAGGCATATTCCTCAAGCAAATCCAAACGAGGCTCTGACTGCGCCCGGAATAGTTGAACTTCTGATAGCAACGCATTGCCGTCGAAGATCATTGACCATTTCGTTTGATCGAGAACCGCGCCCCCTGTATGAGAATATAGACAAACCCATACCTTGTCGTCGTCCTCGACCATGTCGAGACGATTGTAGGACTCGCCGGAGGCGTATGGCCCCTTCTGGCGGAAGAAATATTGGTTGGTGTTGATCCACCCTGCGTTGGGATCGGTGAATGTGCCGAAGCGACTTTGGACGTATCCGGTTGTCTCGTTTACCCTAAATTGAAGAGTGGTTGGGTTGAGCGATCCGGTGGCGTCAAAAATCTTGTCGAGCAGTGCGGGCAGCGTGATGTCACCCTTTTCGCACGCTTCGAGGTAGGTGTCGAGGACGTGAACTCCCGTTCTGGATGAACGAAGTTCAAGTTGCTCGCCTTTTGGTCTGGTAAAAGCCATTATTTCACCTCGTGCTCTTCGATGAACATAAGCAATTTGGCCTTAGTCAATGTGAACTTGTCGTCCTCCTTGTAGCGTTTCTGGAGGTACGCCACTGTGTCGGACAGCGTTTGTATTGTGGCACAGTGCTCGCATGCGTTGGATTGCGGAGCGGCCTGCGGGATTGCGGCGATGGCCTCTTGAATGAGAGCCTTGATGTAGGCGCGACCGTTCGGGGTCAAGCCGGACATGGACTCAAGTTGCGATGCGCGTGGGGTCGTCATCTTCTACCTCCTTGTGCTTGGCTCAACGGAATGATGTTGCCCTTCTGGGCCTCGGCGGCAATCTGCTCTTCCGGCATGACCGAAGCGCCGCGCATTTTTTCCATGAGCGCCATTTGCTGGGAAGGAGACGGGCCTTGGGCCTGATCTTCCTTAGTGATTTTGAATTGGTCAAGGTCGCTCACGCCCATGGCGCGGATGGCTTCCTCGGCGATCTTGCCCATCTTGTATTCCATCTGGAGGCCGGACTGCCCCATGATCTGGATCATGTTCAGCCACGTCTCAGCGTTGCGGGTTGGCTCGATTGGCAGCGTGCCGTCCACGACGAGGTAGTCAATTTCACCTTGGAGCATGGTGGAGTCGTAGTCAACGTAGCCGTCTTGAACCATGCGGGTGAGTTCGGACGGGGCGTCTTGCTGGTTGAGACGAAGACTGCCCTCGACGTTCAGCGCGTCTTGGATGTTGGCGACCATCATGTTGACCATGGGGCGCACGGTGGTGGCAGACATGACGCGAGCCAAAACGCCGAGGCGTTGGGAGCCGAGTTGCGTCAGGCGCTGGATTTCCGTGGCGGTGCGGATACCGTCGCTGGTCGGCACACCTTGCTGGGCGTCGCTGGCAGCGGAGATGCGCTGCTTCAGGTCGGACATGGCGGCAATGTCGTTCCAGTGACCACGGGTGACATCTGGAATTTCCGCGATGAAGACGCCGTCACCGGGCTTCGCACCCGGCATGGTGCGCACGACGCCCCACGGGTTGCGGTCAATCAGG